AAACTTTAACAAATAAAACTTTAACTTCACCTAAAATTGGAACTTCAATTTTAGATACAAACGGAAATGAACTTGCAAAAGTAACAGCTACAGGTTCAGCAGTTAACGAATTTACAATAGCAAATGCTGCAACAGGAAACGATCCTACATTATCTGCAACAGGTGATGATTCGAATATTGACATAGCTATTAAACCAAAAGGAACTGGAGAAACAGTTGTTGGAACAGGTGCCGCAAATGCAACTATAACTTCTAGCGGAGCATACGATTTAATTTTAGATACTAATTCAGGTACTAACTCAGGTACGATTACAATTACAGACGCAGCTAATGGAGATATAACTATAGCTCCTAATGGAACTGGAGTTGCTAAAGCAGTAGATGGTGCTGATGCTACAGGTGCAATTAAAATTGCAGGTAAAGAAACTATATGGGTTCCAGCAGCAGCCATGTACGCTGCAACAACTAATGGAGCTGACGGAGAACAAGTTGAAACAACAGCAACAAGACCAGATATGAAAGTATTTGATTTTGATGCTAGCACAAAACAATACACACAATTTACAATAGCAATGCCTAAATCATGGAACGAAGGTACTTTAACTTATCAAGTTTATTGGTCACCTTCTACTACAAACACAGGAGATGCTATTTTTGGTTTGCAAGGTGTTGCATGTGCAGACGGTGATACTATCGATGTCGTATATGGAACAGCAATCGAAGTTACAGATGCTGGTATTGGAACAGTTGAAGATCAACAAATTACATCAGAGAGTGGTGCAATGACAGTTGCTGGAACTCCTGCAGCAGGTGAACAATCTTATTTTCAATTATTTAGAAAAGCAGACGATGGTAGTGATACATTTACCGGTGAATGTAGAGTTCTAGGTATCAAATTATTCTTTACTACTGACGCAGCTAACGATCTGTAAGGAATTTAAGTATGAGAGAATTAAAAAATAAACTTACCACAGGTAAGAACACAAAAAATATCCAAAGAAGAAAAGGTAAATCATTCGGTTATCAAGTTTTAGGATTTGGTGCTGGTGATTCAAAAACTGTTATATCAATGGAATATTTAGTAATTGCTGGTGGTGGAGCTGGTGGTGCAGCTTTTAACTCTGCAACTGCAGGTGGTGGTGGAGCTGGTGGACTTTTAACGGCTACAGGTTTTGAATTATTTGCAGGTGAGCCCTACACAGTTACAATAGGAGCAGGTGGAACTTCAGAACCCTCTTCTGCTACACCTCTTGCACCTGATTCAGTTTTTGCTACTGTTACAGCTAAAGGTGGAGGTAGAGGTGGTTTTGCTTCTTTTAACCCCTTAGCCGGAAACGGTGGTTCTGGTGGTGGTCAGTCAGATAATAATATTGGAACTGGTACTCCAGGACAAGGAAATGATGGTGGTGCTGGTAACCCTAACGGCGGCGGTGGCGGCGGCGGTGGTGCTGGTTCTGCAGGATCTGCTGGTGCGAACAACACAGGTCCAAAATTTGGTGGAGCTGGTGGATCTGGTGCTGCAAATCCTATAACAGGAACTCCGGTCACAAGAGCTGGTGGAGGCGGTGGAGCCTACGGTGGTAATGGTGGATCCGGTAATCCTAGTGGAACAGGTGGACCAGGCGGTAATGGAGCTTCTGCACAGGGAGGAAATGGCGTAACAAACACTGGCGGCGGTGGCGGCGGCGGTAGTGGCGTAGGACCTGGTTCAGGACCTAACGCAGGTGGAGCTGGCGGTTCTGGAATTGTTATTTTAAAATATCCAGATACATTTACTATTTCAAATCCTGGTGGAGGTTTAAGTATTTCAACTCCAGGTGCAGCAGGAGGATTTAAAGTTTCTTCTATCACTGCTGGAACAGGAAATGTGGAGTGGAGTAAATAATATGGCACATTATGCATTTTTAGATGAGAACAATGTAGTAACAGAAGTTATTGTTGGTAAAAATGAAAACGAAGATGGTGTTAATTGGGAAGAACATTATGGTAATTTTCGTGGACAAACTTGTAAAAGAACTTCGTACAACACAATGCATGGAGAGCATAAATTAGGTGGTACACCTTTTAGACTAAATTATGCAGGAATAGGTTTTACTTATGATGAAGCCTTAGATGGTTTTATCGGACCTAAACCATTTGATTCTTGGATATTAGATGAATCAAAAGGTAAATATGATCCTCCTATTGCTTATCCTATGACTTATACACAAAACCTTGGTAATGATCCGGAAGGTGAACCCATTCCTGATTTATATTCTTGGGACGAAGAAACGACATCTTGGACTTTACAAACTGATTAAAATACTCTAATAGAGTATTAATGAAAGAAACAAGAATTAGTGGCACAATTAGAAAAATGAAAGAACCAAGAATTATTGGAATATTTCCAACACCTGTTTACACATCTCAATTAAATAGAAAACTAACATCATTAGAATTAAAGTTTGTAGAAAAAAATAAAAAAAATTTTACAAAAAATGCAGGTAATACTACGTCTGCTAATAATTACATTTTAAATGAAAAACCATTTAAAAAATTAAAAAAAGAACTAGAGCTAAGAGTAAAAGATTATTTTCAAAGAATAATATCATCTAAAAATAATATTGAACCTTACATTACACAATCTTGGATAAATTATACTGAGAAAGATCAGTATCACCATAAACATACACATTCTAATTCACTTATATCAGGAGTGTTTTATATTAATTGTCATAAAACATTAGATAAAATTACATTTTTTAATGAAGTACATAAAACTATAAAACCTGAAGTTAAAAATTGGAATTTATTTAATTCTGAATCATGGTGGTTTCCAGTAACAACAGGAGATATTTTTTTATTTCCTTCTTCTTTAATTCATATGGTTGAAACTAAACAAGGAGAGAATACTAGAGTAAGTTTATCTTTTAATGTTTTTATCAAAGGAACTTTTGGTAGTAATCATGATTTAACAGAACTTATATTAGATTAGTCATGAAAAAAAATTTAGATTTCTATGTAAAAAGAATACCTAACTTTTTAAATAAAAACATTTGCAATAAAACCATAAAAGAAATTAAAAAATTAAAATGGTCACAACATGAATTTTATGACGTGAATACCAAAGAAAATATAAATAGGTCTGGAGAACAAGAACTAGAAGTGTCAATGAATATGAATAATGATGAGGGTATAGATTCAAAAATTATTATGGGAAAATTATGGTTAGCAATTGAAAGTTATATAAAAGATTATAATTTTGATTGGTTTAATAGTTGGCAAGGTTATTCAAGAATAAGATTTAACCGTTATTCAAAAACTAAAAAAATGGCGGAACACTGCGACCACATACATTCTATGTTTGATGGTCAAATAAAAGGTGTACCTATTTTAAGTATTGTTGGAGTTTTAAATGATAACTACGAGGGAGGAGAATTTATAATGTTTAAAAATAAAAAGATTGAACTTTTGGCAGGAGACTTATTAATATTTCCTTCTAATTTTTTATATCCTCATAGAGTAGATCCTGTTAAAAAAGGAACAAGGTATTCTTATGTCTCTTGGGTGTATTAATACATGCATACTTTAATAGTTGATAATTTTTTATCAAAAAAAGAATGTGATTTTTTAATTGATTTCTATAAAAAAAATGAAAAGAAAGCTTTTCTTTTTCGCGATGTTTATCCTCTTAGCCTAAATAAAAATAATTCTAAAATTAATTTTTTAGTAGAAAAATTAGAAGAAACCTCAAAGTTATTTAATTGTAAAATTGATTGGTTTGAATTAGTAAAATGGCCTGTAAATTCTAAACAAGAGTTACATTTTGATCTAACAAGTAGTGAAACAACTCTAGCTTCAATAGTTTATTTAAATGAGGATTTTGAAGGTGGTCAAACTTACTATGAAGATACCACAACTATTAAACCTGTTTTAGGAAGGGGTTTATTTTTTAATGGTGTTTTTTATAAGCATGGAGTCAACAAGGTTGAGAAAAATACAAGGTATGTTGTGGCTACCTGGTATAAAAACACCTAGTTTTAAATAATTGATATACAAATAAAAAGCAGATATAATGAATTACTATGCTACAAAAAATAGGATTTCAGCCAGGTATCAATAAACAAATATCAGAAACTACCGCAGAAGGTCAATGGGTAGACTGTGATAATGTTAGATTTAGATATGGATCACCTGAAAAAATAGGTGGTTGGAATCAATTAGGTAATACAAATGAGAATGAATTAACAGGTGCTGGAAGAGGTTTACATCATTTTATTAATAGCCTGTCTAGAAAGTATGCAATTATAGGAACAAACAGAATTTTATATGCTTTTTCTGGTGGTGTATTTTATGACATACATCCTATTTTTTCAACAACAACTCTTACAAGTGCATTTAGCACAACTAATGGATCACCAACTGTAACAATAACTTATTCCTCTGCACATAATTTAGTTC